GGCTTAATTCGGTACCAACCCTCTAAGTCGCTATAGTTCGACTCAGGCTCAACTCTTCTCATCGAGGACTCATCTAAGTCCCCAAAAATAAGGTTGTTAGCCCTAACGTACCAGTTAGTATACTTCGTCAAGTTGTCTTGCGAAGCAGTGTCGATAACCAACACAGCTCCCGAGAAAGAGACGCCGGAACCATCTGGAGTTGGTAAAGCTAGATCCTGAACCTGCGTGATAGTCCCAAGCGGCACATTAAGCGAGTTGTTGTAGAGGCGGTCACCCGCAATCACTCGGTCGCTTGAGCCATGGTGGGTTGTCACGTAACCAGGAACTCCGGGACCAGATTCCGTCAAAGAACAGTCCCAAGCTCTGGTGTAGGTAACGCTCCCAGACGTAGCTGCCGTAGTAGCGGCAACACAAGGACGGTCCAGGTTTGCGGTAGCACCGTCCTGAGCAGATGCCCAAATAACGTCAAGCTCACCATTAGAGTAGTTTGGGCCGTTCCACTTGTCATTATCCCCGGCAGTAGCCGTTTGCGGGAGGCCGGTAAGAGTGCTTACGTGGTCAAGAATTTTAGCTGTAAGCGCTGATGAGTTTGTGGCTATCGGCGCAGCAGCAGGAGCAACAATATGAGACAAGTTATTACTTACGCTGTCCACCTTCCACTTAAAAGCGTTGGCGGAGTCGTCAGAAAGAACAATCGTCGCGGTTGTTGCCGTGCTGACCACTTCACTTTGTGCTGCGGCTGTAGAGAAGATTGTCCCGGAGCCACCAACTGTGGTTGTTGCCATCGCCTCGTCAAAAGCAGCCTTGATAGCGATAGAGTTCGCGTGGTCGGCGGCCTGTAAGGTTTGAAGAGTCTCCAGAGCGTTAAGCTTAAGAGACGTTACGCCGGTTGTTGTCCCTGCAAAGCAGAGCTTACCGTTTTGCACGAACGCGGCAACGTTGTTTCCCCCTAAGTCATTATTAAGCTCGGCAACAAGTTGTGCCATAGTCTCAATGTTAACACCAGTGTCATTCGCGCCATTCGAGGCGTCCCCAAGAGCAAGTGCGGCCGTGTGGTTACCAGCTTGAGTCGTGATCGACAGAGTCACCCCTAGATTACCTGCGGCCGCTACAATAGCGTCCCCCAGAGTGCTGCCGGGATCAAGGTCCGACTGTGCAAAAGAGGTCTCGATATGAGGAAGCATAGTTACTGAGTCAAGCCTTAAGTAAGTTCCCGTCTTAAGTCTTGCTTGCTGGGCAGCGATACCTGCTGCGCTGTTGTAGTCAGTGGAGGTCACAATGTGCGCGGCGCGTGCATCACTTGCAGCGACAGCGCCAGAGCCCCAGAAGTCACTCTCAAGGAAGGCTCCGGCCGCAATCGCATCGCTACCAGAAGGAGTTCCAGAGAAAAGTGCCTCAATAACTGCATTGGGGCCGGACAGGGCTAGAGTGGAATCATGTCCGTCAGTCGAGTCGGACTTAATTCGTAAAACATTGCTTACCGCGGTTCCCTCAGTATTGTTCGGGTTAACCATCTCGGCCAAGATCCCAGGCACGGCGTTAAGAGCGTCCAGCACCGATGTGCCGGAGAAAGCAACCTCAGTCGCCGCCTCTCCGTCTGCGGAAATCTCTAGAGTCATTCCGGAAATACCGAGGGCTGAACCTGTTGGGTCAGCAGCCCCTAATCCCTGAGCGCCAAGAATCCAAGCGTGCTGCGCGTCTCCGGATGCATCTGCCCCAAAGTTTGGAGCGTCCTCTCCCCCTCCGAGGAAGAACTCTGCCTCCGCCGCATTTCCCCATGCAAGCTCAGTCTTGTCGAGGCTTCCGGGAATGTTTAATTCAATGTCGATGTCCGACTTTTTAGTAGCGTCGCCATTGTGAGGGAGTGCGGAAACGATACTGTTAATCGTAGCCTCAAGAGCGGCGTATGTGTGGGAGGCCGCGATTTGGATGGTCAGGGTCTTGCTGCCCTTGTCCCAAGCAGTCTCTGCACTCCAGCCTCCTGGAGCGTTTTCGATGCTTACTTTAATCCCGTTACCAGCGTCACCAGCAAAGTTCCCAATCTCGGAAACGTTACCGCTGTCTTTATAGGCTTGAAAACCTCTAGCGGTGACCACAATGGAACACGCCCCGGAAGGGTCGGGCCATGAGCTGATTCCCGCAGACCCCTGAGCAGCAGCGCCCATGCCGGGAACCGTCAATGGGATCGTAACGCTAGCTTCTTTACCAAACCCACCAATCTTGTTTGTGGATTTGCCTGCCCCAGGAACAGCAACCATCGTTGTTCGTCCACCGACAAGGGCGGGGGAGTGTCTCTGGTCGTGGGCCTGAACACCGTTGCCCGCAACGTTCTCGTACTTTGTTGGCATGCTGTTGCTTGAATTCCAACTAACCGCGCTGTCTCCTGAGATCTCCGTAAGAAGACCGCTGACATTTCTGTACAGAGTGATGTCGTCCCCAAGGAATTTAACCTCTTTGGGACTTCCAGCCTTAGGAGTAGTGAAGCTGGTGTAAGGGACCACGTACTCAATTCCAGAGTAGGCAGCCTGTCCCTGAACACTAATACCATCAGCGCCCACAGTGTACCCCATGGCCGCGTAGGCCTCCCCTGCAGCGTTCTGCGGGTCTGAGACAGGCTCAAGAGCAAGTCTTGAGTTCGAGCCTTTGGTGTTATGAGTGATTACGAAGTTACCACCAGTGGTCTGGCTTCCAACAAAGGTGATCTCCGCAGCAACACCCTGAGCCTTGAAAGACTTATTAAGGGCGTTAAGGACATTTTGAATAGAAATGCCCTCGGCAGGGTTTGCGATAGCGGGAAGGGTGATGACCGTCCCCGGGCCAGCCGCCGATGCGATTTTGATAGAAAGCCCAGAAACCTGAAGGTTTCCAGAAACCGTCCCACCCTGAATCCTGGGCGCGATGGACACCAAGGCTTCCGCCTTATTGAGAGCGCCGTCTTTGATCGCGTCAACGATCTCAAAGCAGGGCCCAACAACGCATGGTCGAAGGCTCGGCGTTAAAACGCTCGGGGACTCAATGTTAATTACCTGGCTAATTTGGACGCCGGGTCGTGCGAGAGTTGCCATATTTATTGCTCCTGTATCACTCTAATTTTGGGCGTTAGCTTCACGGAATGAATAACCCTTTTCCAATATTGTTCTGTGCCTTCAACACTATTAGCTGTGCTCTTTTAGCGGGGTCTAGCCTTATCAGTCCAAGCCCATATGTAGAGTAACAGCTCTTAGAACTGTGTAGAAGTCCTTCTCCTCCGAAGAGATCGTATCCTGAATATAGAAGGGTATTATAAGTTGCACCATTTTCCATTCTGGCGTGCTCGAACCTGGGACTATCTGTCCGTGTTGAGATTCTTGCGTTACTTGAATATTATTACCTATCGCGTGCATTCTACCAAGACGCATAATTTGCGTTTTGAAAACAGGTATCATGCGAAATATCATGTATGCTAGGTCCTGTGCCTCTAAACCCTCCCGAGCAACCACAGAAATGGTCATCGAAGTTCCTATTAAGTCTGAATAAACCGTTTTACTCCCATCTAGTGACGGGGTCATAACTTGGTTTATTGAGGTAGAGGAGAAAGACGCCCCACCACGAGAGGTCGTTATCATCGGCCTTTTGTTGGTGACTTCCATTCCAGCGGGACTGTGGTCACTGATGATCACCTCTGTCTCATTTACGTCAGGGCTCCACCTATGCCGACCAGCGGGGCGGTTTTTGAATAACCCTTGCAGCCAAATAAGCCATGCCCGAGTAGACATTATTAATCGGTCTTCGGGAAGGAGAAACGTGGCCACATCGGGTGGGGTGTTTATGTTAGAGTTGTCCGCCATTACTTCTCACCAAATATATTAGTGAGGGCCCCTTTTAGGGAGTCCCCTTCAACCGTTTGGGGGTTTGTGTAGTTTCTTTCGGGGGAAACTATCAAGTCTCTAAGCTCCTCATCTGACAAATTTATGGGAAGCATATACTCAACATCGGACTTTGGTATTCTGTGTACCGGGGCTTGCTGCCTAATAAGCGCTCTAGCCTTAGAAACTTTAGATATAGTAGAGGCTATGCGCCATCTTATATTTTCAGCCTCAACAACAATATCCCCCTCTGATAGCTCTGGGTAATTACCCATCATCATGGAGGTGTTCTCAAGATTGATGTTTCCGACATTGGCATGAATGGTTTGTTCGTTTGGCGTAACTATTAGAGCGTACGCTTCGATAGGGGCATTGTAGCCCCCTACCCATCCCGTTCCGTAGCACGCTGAGCAGTTAGCAATTAGCTTCCTTTGGGAGACCTCATCGAAGCAAATTCGGCAGCGTTGCCCGGAGGTCTTCCTTGTGAAGACCCATACTTTTCTTCCCGTAAACTCTTTGAGCTTAAGGTTATTTATCCTGGCCATCTCTAGGGCGATAAGGTCAGGCTTTGCTGCTAGTCGCGCCCCTCCGACCTCTGGAAAGATTTCAAAGTTGGAGGTGTTCGCTCGCTCTTGGACACGAATTCTATAGTAAATCTTACGGTAGAACGAGTGCTGCCCAGCGACAGTATTGTCTCTTACGTGGTACCTGTCCGTGAACGGGATCGTGAGATCTTCATAAGGACCAAACTCATTGTCTGATTTCTCTACAACAAACTCGTAGTTATTTATATCTTCGTGACACGGGGAGATATCCCAATACAGATCTAAATATCCAAGGTCGAAACTTCGAACCTGTATGTTTGTTACCTTTATCACTTAAACCATTTGCACCGGTATGGGGCGAGTCTCGTTAGACTTCTTCTTTTTCATGAGCGCCACAGTCCCAACTCCGAGCGCCCCGGCTCCTAGCATTAGGTTCCGCTTCCTCAGTTGCTCAGCTTTTCGAGCAGCGCTAATCTCTTTTACTGCCCCAGTGGCTTTAGAGCCCAAGGACATAAGGCCTTGCGGGGTTAAGATACCTAGAGCTTCTAACCCTCGGTACATGGATGCGGGGGTCACATTTCCGCCCTTATCCCTAACAGTGTTCAAGAATATTTTTTGGGAGTCAGTTAAGCCTGCGACACGGTTAAGCTCTTGGCCTTTCAACCACCCCTCATGGAACTGGGGGCCTTTGCCAACGGCTGCGGCTTCCGTAGGTGTTTTACCGCGAGTTATCCAGGCTTTAAATCTATCCCACTTCCCTGGGCGAGGCGTGGTTGCTCCGTGCATGACACCGGCGAGCCCATCTTTATTTGCCCCCCAAAGGCCCTTGAGCTTGGAAAGGCCTGCTCCGCCACCCTCCATAGCGCCCCTAACCAAGCGCTCAATGACAGCTTGCTTCACAAGCTCCTTCTTTTGTGCGGTGGCATACTTTTTCTTAAGGCTTTTTTTTAGCTTTAATTTGGGGAGATCTTTAATCTTTTCTGACTTTTTAAGATCGGGCATCCCCTTGGAGGCAAGCTGCTTTACCTTCTTGGTAGACCCTAAATCAGATTTAAGGTCCACCTTCTTAGCTCGTGTCTTTGCGCTCAAAGAGGTAGTAGAGACTCCTCCACGGGCAAGGTGGCTCCGGGTTTCATCCCGAGCAACTTGCTGAACCTTCGCTTTCCCAGCGCTCTTTTCTTTTAAAGACAGGAAGAACTCAGATGCCGCCTGATGGCGCTCAGAAGTGTCGTTCTTCTCTTCAACCAGTTTGTCAAATCCACTCATTTAAACTTCTCCTAGTTGAGGCCTTGCGAGTAAACAGAGCCGGACATGGAAACATGGAGGGTGCCTGTTGCGGCGTTGTCTGTGCCCCCGCTGTTTACCAAAACAAGGCCGGCCACAGCAGGAGCTGCGAGAGTGACCTGAAATGCGGAAGGTCCGGTTGCGGGAGCGAGTACGGTTACTTCAGAGTACCACCGCATCCCTCCTCCAGCAGGGAGGCCTTCAAGAGGGACGGGGCTAATTCCGCCCTGGCCCATATTTGCCATTATTCTGTACTGCGCGTCCTCGGTACACCCTTCAAGGACGAAAAGAAACTTCGTGTACTTAGAAGAGTTGGGGATAGCGACGCTACTAGTGTCCGCCGGGATAGCAACTCGCTCAGTATTATTTGGTGAAATAGTGGCCATTTTTTCTCTCCTACGTAAGGTCTAAGTCGTCGAAATCGCCGTTAACGTACAAGTACTCAGAAGGGACTCCAGTGCCGTTTAGTGCGCCACTTAAGTTCAAAGCCTTCTTTAAGCGTACTTTTTTATTCTCGTACTGACTCACGTATAAATTAATCCAGTTCATCAACATCGGTGTTTTATCAGACACACTAACTTGAACACCCTGTCCATCAGAGTATGACATCTGATTACGTGTTTGAAGAAGCCCCACAGACTCTAAAACAGAAATCAAAGAACCCCTGATAAGCAGGGATACTGAGGGGAAATCCTCAACAGAGTAGCTGCCGATAAGAGGGGGCGTCGTATTAAAGTCATCGATAGCCTCCATAATCGCTAGAGCTATCTCTCTGTCCGAAGTCTCACGGCCAACAATAAGCCTGTTAAGCTCAGGATGATCCCGGAGCTTAGCGCGAATAATAGCTATCAGACTTACGAGCTTTTGAGGGAGGCCCTTTTTAACGGAAGCCTCTGGCCCCACTGCGTCTTCGCTAGGCTTTGTAGGGTCGTTGGCCATTATCCGTTACTCCTCCGACACGATCTTCTTTTTTCGCTTAGGCTTAGGGGCGGGTTTACGCCTGTTGGGGTCAGCGTCGTGAACAGTGATTTCTCCGCTTTCGATAAGAGCCTCAAGAGTGCCAACGAACGTGTCGGATACTTTTGCGGTCTTTCCGATGCGCAGAAACTCACCATTCTCGATTCGGTAACCCCTCTTTTCTGCTCTTATATACGGCATCTCTAAGCCTCCGCCTTTTTACGTCTAGGCTTTCGGCCCGGCTTCTTCTTTGTCACCTTCTTAATAGAAGGCTCTTCTGCAGAAGCCACTACAGTCTCAGTGACCGTCTCCTCAACAACAACCTCTTCAACAACAGGCTCTTCTGTCACGGCAATAACTTGCTCAGGGACAACGTCTTCCTGCATTTGAATAGTGATAGTGTCTTCTTTTGGCTCATCGCCGATAATGTTTATCTCAACAACGTCACTCTTGTTCTCAACGGTTGGTTCCGGAGGTGCTGGAGGCGTTGGTGAAGGAGCATGTAACTGCTCAAGGCTACCGCCGAGCTGCTCCACTTTAATAATTCCCGCTTGGATATACCGATTAATAACACTCTCATAGCTGCTGTACACGGAGTCCGAAATAATACTGGTTCCGCCATCCTTCATGCGCTTCTTCCCAATCATAACTCTTCCCGAGTTAATGAACGGGTTTTTAGTTCCGCGCTTGTTAGGGTCTCTTCTCGTATACGCTAAATTTGTTACCCGGTAAGGCATCTTATTGTTCTCCTAAAGAACACAAGGCACCCCCCGGAGGGGGTACCTTGCATATTAAAAACGCTAGAACTGTGTGACCGAAGGGAAGGTCTGATCTTCTTCGATAAGGTGATTCTTATCCCCGAGATCTGCCTCCGCCTTAGGAGCACGAGCAGCGATAACTGCCGAGTTGTCATCAGCAGTGCCAACCGTCTCAACAGCACCAGCATAAAGCTCAAGCTTACGGACACCAGCAACATTACCGATGTACATTCCGATATCCTCCCAAGCCTCAAACGAGATTCGGTTACGCTCTTTGTCAGCGTAGAACTTCGTCTTGTTGAGAACCAGGAATCCACCGAGGTACTCCGGAGCCGCGAAGGCCCAGATGTTACCAGGTCGGAGGATGTCAGTCTTCAGGGTACGAGTAAACTTACGACCGATAAGGGTCTTGTACTTGTATCCGTCAACAGTCGTCTCACCGACAACCTTGTCACCCATGTCGCTCAGAGCCCACGCGTTGATGTCCTCGAAGTCCGTATCGGTCATCAAGAACTGGTCGCAGCGAAGACGTGAACCACGGTTACCCGAGCCCGTGAACAGTTGGAACAACTTAATAAGGTCGTCCTTCTGAAGCGGGAACGCCAGGGGCTCATCAAGACCATCTTTGTCCGCGCCTGCGGCAGTAGCGTTAAGAACGTCAACGCCCTTACACTTACCAACCTCAGCGACACCACCAGCAACATTGCGTGCCGAGAAGGCAGCATCGTCAGCGTAAGTGGCACCAAAGGCCAAGCCTTGGGCGTCCTGCTGAAGCGACTGCACAGCCGACTCACAGTGATTAAGGAACACTCGGTCCTCGATCTCCTGAATGTCGTTAACGATGTTACGCTTGATGATCTCCGTGATGGGCAACGTGTACGCCATCAACTCCTGCTCGGTCTGCTCGTAACGCTGTGAACCAACCGTGTGGAACGGGACCTCGAACCGGGGAGCCGTGTAGTACTTGACAGTCGGCTGACCTCGGAAGGACATCGACATAGCACGGCTCTGGGGCTCGACTTCCACGATCTTAACGAGGGTGTCGTGCGCCACGCTGACCTGAAGGTCGGAGCGGGAAACAGTTTTGGGGGGAAGAACCTTACGTGCGAATGACTCCTCACGCAAACGGTCCCGGATGTAATCGCCACCGAGAGCAGCAATCTTCTCTTTTCCAGCCTCTGTATCGAGTTTTCCAACGAAAAGCTCATTAAGGACTTCACTTGGTACATTAGACATAATTCAGTCCTCCTATTCGTCAAAGCCGGCCATTGAAGCGTTAACTGCAACAGGCTTGTCGTAAAGGTAAACAGTCACGGTGTCGCCAGCGGCGGCATTCGTTCCTGCGCTTTTAGTTCCGGTAACATAACCAACGCACCAACCAAGGTTGGCGTCAGGCATCCGAGTAAGAACCAGACGCTTTTTGCCAGAGACGTTCGTGTCACCCGCAACTGCTGCAATCGTGCCGTGTGCCGGAGCAACCGTAACGCGAGCGCCCACTGGGTACTGAGTCGCCAAGGCCGTTTGGTCGGAGCAGTTGAAGAGCTTGCACTCAACCTCGATACCACCGTGCATGAGCACAGGAACTCTTTGATCGCCAAGAGCCTGACGGTCTCCTCGACGAGCAGATCCCCAAACCATCGCTAAGCTAGTAGCCTGCTGTGGCAGAGCGAAGACATCTGCTTCCGCGGCTGCGTGAAACGTATTGTCCGTATCTGGGGCTGTGGGTTTACCTGAACCTGGATCACCATCCTGAGGTACGAATTCGCCATCTTCCGGACTTTGCTCCATTCCACTACAATCAATATCGCGCGTGGCGATGTTAAGGGTAGACGAAACAGGCGAAACATTCCGGCGTTTGGCATCACTTGCTGTGATATCTGCCATTTTATTTTCTCCTTAAAAGAATGTTTAAATTAATCTCCGAGAATAAAATTCTCGAAGGCATTAGTGGCGTCACCGTCAGAAGGAATTTCTGAAAGTGATGCAAAGGATAAATCCGGAGACGCGAGAGCAAGAGCCTCTTTGACTACGCCCAAATCCTTCTTAGAAGCTAGCAATGCTGCCACCTTCTGCTTAAAAGGAGTAGAACTGTCAGAGAAACCACGAGCATCCATGATGGATACAATCTCCTCCGCCTCTGCATGGACTTCCTTCTCGCGTAAAGCGGAAGCAAGCTTTGTATTCTCTTCCACAAGTTTCCGAAGCACGTCCGGAACCTGCTTGAGAACTTCCATTGCCGATTCTTTGGTAATATTGTTGTCCATACCTAGTCCTCCTGATTTAAGTTGGCCATGAGTTTCTGCTTTAGAAGCTCAGTAGCCTCTTTGCGAGCCATTGGCCCATCGCTACCAGTAACACCTGCGGTCTTCGCGCTCTCAGACTCGCTGTCAGCGCTCTCGTTGTGATCACTGGTTGTGGATAATGCTGCAGAGAGCACATCCGCAAGACTGCTGTTTTCCGCGCTAGCGGCTTTTGCAACAGCCTCTTCGGTCTCTTCCGAGACTGAATTCTCTTCAACCTGCTCCTCTTCTGGAGTCTCCTCCGAGAGATTCAGGTCTTCGATATTTTCGGTTCCTTCAAGAACATCCTCTTCCTGCTGAGCGCGCTCGGCCTTCAATTCCTGGAGCTTGCCCATAATGGAATCGATGAAGTCTGCGTCATGCTCAGTTTCTTCGGCTTGCTTATCAGCAAGTTTCTCTTGCAACCGTGTTCGTAGTTTGTCGGAAAGGTCTGTAACAGATGCGACCTTTTCAACTTCGTCTGCTTTGGGAGCGCCCGACCAAGTGTCGATAATGAAGTCTACCGCCGAAGCTAACTTCTCAACATAAACAGTGTCTGTGATTTCTGCCTGCGTATTCGTGTCAGAAGGCTCAGTCTTGTCATTATCGGTCTGCGCCCCAGCAAGCTTCTGAATTAATTGATTTAGAGAAGACATTTTACCTCCTGGGAGAATCGGGGGCCCGCCCTAAGACGGGCCCCTTCTTCTAGTCTTTTTTCGACTGTCGCTTAATTATATTAGCAGCTAATATGGTGAATAAGGCAGACTCTACAGGTCTTTTTTTAATGAAAGACTTACTTTTCTTAATAGCACTAGCTCCAACATCTACTGATTTATGGAAATGCTTCTTAAGTTTGTCTAGCGTCTGCTTGTCCATACTGGCCTATAAATAATTAAGAAATAGCCGATGCGATTGCGTTAACGTCGTAACCAGCCTCGTCAAGAAGCTCGCCAGCACGCTCGGTAACCGCAGCATTAAGCTGCTCGTCATCGATTGCAACGGACGACTGCTTAACCGTACCGGAGTCCAAGTAATCAATGATTTCCTGGGCGCGCGTCATAGCAGCATCCTCGAATGCCTGTGCGAACTCAGGATCAACATCGGTACCTGCGGTCACGTTCTCAGTGGTCTCCGTACCAGCAGTAGCGGTCTTGAGGAAGTTGTCGCTGTTGCGATTAACGCCAGCGGTCTTCTCCGAACCATTCTGCTGAATAGCGGTCAACTCATCGTAGAACGCGTGAGCCATCGTACGACCAAGGAAGTCGGCCTCAGCAAGCTTAGTCTGCTCGCCGTCGGTCGTATCCGTAGTGGTGTCGGTCGTGTCGGTGGCCTCAGTGGTCTCCGTGTTCTCAGTAGTAACACCAGCAGTCTTCTCAACTCCGCCCATGGCCTCGTTGATAATCTCGATGATGTCATTGTCGTCGAACTCGTTCAAGTCGATGCCTTCAGCGGCAGCAACCTTCTCCAGCTCTTCTAAGAGGACAGTCTCAGCTGTCTTTTCAATCTCAGCACCAGAATTCACGTTGATGTTGTTCTCGGTGCCATATGCTTGTGCAAGTAGCTCATTCATTTGAACCCTCCTGGGGTATTAGTTTGAGTTTGTTGCCTGGCACCGTCTTTGGTCGAAAATCCACCTAAGTACCCCTGGCTAGGAAAGTTTCGCAACTAAGGAATTTAGCGACTTGCTAAAAACCCCACTCTTTTTGAGGCCCATCCCTAAGCGGGTTAGTCCTACAAAAACAGAGGTTGCTAAAATTGGATGCTTCTCAATAAACCTATCAAGCGGCCCTGTCGACTGTCCGGATCTCCGTGATTTTTTTACGTGAGCGCCATAAAGATACGCCATAGGAAGTGCCCCTACCAAGGCCATTGGCAGTCTTGCCGTTTTTGTTAGGGGGCTTCTCATGAACTCATCTTCCAGTCTTGAACCATTAATAGCTGAGAGCAACGTTATATCATTACTTGTAATATCGGCAACCACACTTCCAACTTTTTCGAGTAGTTGCTCGCGATACCCATTGTAGCTTGCAGAGATCTTATTAAGAAGTGCCTTTTCGTCACTAGTTATATCAATACTTGCAAACTTACCTTTAAGTACTTCATTAGCCGGGGCTTCAGAAGGAGACATCCTGATCGAAATAGTTATTCGTTTGGTTAAAACCGGTTCGAACATACTTCGGTTAGATATGCTCCCCATAAGCAGGTCTCGGATCTTATCTGAAAAATCCGATCTTCTTCCTATAGTTATGCTTTTGTCGACCTCATTAGATAGGGGGAAAACTCTTCCAGTAGTATCTAGTTTATCCGCCAGGTTTTTCTTACCTAAGCGGATTAATATTACTCTTTGATATTCTCTAGGCTTAAGAACAATGCCCGCAGATGACGCTGTGGTAAGCGCTTTCTCTGGGGAGCTTTTGCCCATCATATCTAAAACTTTGTTGGGTAGGTCTTTCTCCGCCCTTTGGATGGACGGCATAACCTTTGCCGACATGGCCGGGACCTGTTTTAGTATGTTTGAGATTTTTTGCTTCTTGGCCAGCTTCTCCTTGAGCAACCCTACATAGTGCCCATCTCGAATGCCGTACTGCTCTGCTAGAGCAGCAGAAGACCCTCCATAAATGGAGGCAACCTTGGCCATTGCGTAGCTTGTTCTATCTGCGCCAATCACCACAAAGCTTAGATCAAAGAATCTGGGCTTAGGGTTATAAACAAAAACCTTCTTACCGTTTGGAAGGATCTTATTCATCATTGATTTGGTATGCGCGCAGTAGTCGGCTCTTGTTTTAGATTTGTGTCCGCAAATAGAGCACACATCGTATTTGACTTTGCAGCCCATACTTACTGCTGGATGCTCCCCAGCATCTAGCTTGTCGACCAGATCTCCGTGCCCAAGCTCTTCGGCTTTAGCCCGGTCAATCCTTAAAACAAGCTCCACTCTATGCATTGCGGGGTTGTAACAAGAGCACACAATTGTGCCCATAGACTTCTCAGAGTCTTTATTTTTATGGTGCCTATAAATGCCGGATTTAAGGAAAGTCACATAGCCTGAATCCGCACTTGGATCGTTGGGGGCCAGTTCGCTCTCCTCAAAGTAGTCACCGTTGATATTACTTCCGTAGTATTCCCCCGCACCTAGAGCGTTAACAAGAACGTATAGGTACTTAGGATCTTCCTCGATCCCCTCAATATGCTTAGATATCGATGGGTGTAGTTCTGAGGAAGCTGTCTTTGTCAGACCTCCGGATTTTTCCGGGGAAAGGGCCTGAACAAAGATGTTCCCATGCTCGTCCTCTCCTGGGAATGTGAGTAGCTTAAGCATAATCTCCCCCAGTATAGTTAGGGTTTAAACTGGCATGCTTCTCTCTCACGGACTTGAGCTTAGTCATAAGCTTTTGCTCTTTGTCGGACATCCCCTCACCTGTGGCCGCTCTTCCAGCCAAGCCTCTTGCCATAACGTATCTATCCAGAATAGCGCCAAGACCTAACGAAGCAGCTCCGATAGCAGCCGGCTTTAGGCCCGGCTTTTTTGTAAGTAGGGTTCCGTACAGCCCAGCGCCGAGAAGGGCCATGCTGGATGGAGAGAATAGGTGCTCTTGTAGGGATTTTGGCTTAGATCTAGGCTTTACCTTGATCCCCTTAAGGAGCAGTTTCTTCTCCTGCTCCGTAAGATCTCCACCCTCTCTCATCTTTGTTTTTATTGTGTCCGGGTATGAGCCTCTAGCCACCCGAGTAAATATCCCAGTGGCTAAACCCGACCCAAGCCCGGCAAGAAGTATGTTCTTATTCTTGATGTTTAGAAGCTCTGGTCGGATGCCGGGGATCTTCCCGCTCTTGCCCAGAGCCCTGATCGCCGCGAGATTCCCAGCCGTCATGGCACCAGAAAGCGTACCCCTCCCAACAGGGTCTGACATAAACCTGCTTATCGGATACGTTTTCTGGTCGGCTTCTTGATTCATATTAAATAGCTGCTAACTCGCCAGCTCCGCTGAGGAACGCTTTAGAAAGAAGTGTATCCTTCTTCTTCGCCCCTTCAATGTTCTTAGCTACTTCAGTAAGTGTCTTAACGTCTACAGGCTGGATGCCTTCCTCCTTGAACTGGAGGGACCGCTTAAGGAAGGAGCCAGCGACAAGAGGATCAGAAGCCATCTTAGGATTAAACCTGTAAAGGGTGCTAAAGATCCTTTTAACGTCCTTTGAGCTTTCCCGCTTTAAAGCAGGATTGTCATCCATCATGTCGTTGAAGTATTTCTTTTTCTTAAGCGGGCTGGAGATCGCCTCCGAGCCTGCATCTATCGCCTTGATCCCTCCAGCAATACCTGCAGCGCCAGCGCCGAACATAAGAGCCTTTCGGCCAGGAGTCCCTTCGCCGATCATCCGCTCTTTAAAGGACTTCTTAGGCCCGAGCTTCTTCCATACCGCCGGTCCTGCTTTTTTCGCCCCTAAAGCCGCCGCCCCCAAGAGGGCTCCACGGAGAGCTTTTCCAAGCGCTTCAGGGCTTGTCATCTCCTTCATGAGCGACTTCTTAAAACCTAGATTAGGTTTCTTGGGCTCACCCGCTGCCAGCTTCTCTAAAATACTCTGTTTTCTTGAATCTTCCATTTAGGAACCCCATACGTTTTTAGCCATAGGGTTCTCAAAGCTTGCCCCTGACCACTGTTTAGCAGTTTCTCTTGTAGGTTGTGTATTGAAACCTTCGGGCATAAAGCCCATAGCCATCTGACGATTCTCAGGTGATTTGGCCAGGTAGTACGTCATTAGTGCGCCCAGCCCGGTCATCATGGGGTGCTTCATAGCAAAGCCGGTAATACCTTTTGGTCCATATTTTCTTTTATAGAAAATGTCTTTCCCGCCCATCTTTCCGGACACGGCCTTGCCGGGAACTATGCCCCGCTTAATCGCGTCAAACTCCACTCGGCTAATCTCTTCTAGGCCCTTACCAGCCCCACCAGCAATGGGGTGTAGCCTCTTTCCGCGCATTGGCCCGTAAGCAGCGGGACGGCCAAAAAGAATGTTTTTCCCCAGGTTTCCAGCCCCGCGAACAGGCGCACCAAATACTGACCCGAACAAGCCACCAAGGCCTTCCCGAGAAGCTCTTGAAAACCTAGAGTTGCCCCCAACAAATAGGTTTTCTTTATCACCAGTAACAAACTGATTTCTGAGCTTGTCTATAAGGTCTTCTTTTGCTGCCTTCTTCTCAAGGTAGTTCATCTAAAATTCCTTACGCTTGAGGAGGCATTCCTGAAACAGGCGCGCCGCCAAGAGGCGGGGCTTCCGGGGCCGGGCCACCCATCATAGGAGGCGCTGCTTGAGGAGGTCCTGCTGGGACGGCCATTCCGCCCTGCCCAAATAAGGAAGCTGCCCCCATAGGCGCGGGCCCCTTAATTATTGATAGAAGCTCTGTCATGCCCATCTGCGCACGTTGAACAGCGCCCATGGTGGCCACGAGCTTACTAGAAGTGTTTTCTAGGTCGGTAACAAGGCCGGTAACTGGGTTTCCCGGAGCGATCATGCCCCCAAAGGCAAGCTTTGTACCGCTATCGAAATCTGCCAGGTCTCCAACCTTATCCTTGATAACATCGACAAGTCCCTTAGAAGGAGCGCCCGCCATAATGGCGCTAGCGATTACAGCCGGCGGGTTGCCAGAGTTAGATGCCTCTTTGCAAAGGCCCTCAAGGCTTGCAAGCTTGACCGTGAACTCATCCCCAAGACAAACAAGATCAGACTCCAGGCGGTCTTTTTCTCTGCTGAGATCTAAGAACTCTCGGGACTTCTCGGATATAGAGACTTCCGCCGAAGCGCTTTTCTCTAACCGACCCTTGTACATCTCCATGAACTGCTTTGTCTGCTCGGGCGTGTAGTCAGGATAAGCGGCTTTGACAGCCTCTTCCAGAGACATCCCACGAGCCATAAGGGTCTTTACCTTGCCCACGTTAGCCGTCTTTGTGAAGATATCCTCAACAGAAGCCGACTCCTGACCAGGAACGTACTTGACCTTAGCCGGCTCCACGAATGAAGCAACTTTAGTTTTGTCTGGAGAGTTCTTTTGGGCCACTTGAGGGGCGGAGGCCATCTCGAAAGTGACATTTTTATCGTAGCCGAGCTTAAAAAGCTGGGAGAACGTCTCATTGTTGGCGAACTCTACAACACGCTTAATCTGCTCGTAGTTCAAGGAGGCCTCTTTAGAGAGGTCCGCAAGCACATCGTTCAGCGGTGTTTTGTTCTCAACAAAGTTTGAAGCAGCCTTCTTTCCGATATAACGGAGCTTCTCCGCAGAAACCTCATCGGGCTCCTTGGAGGATAAAAAATCTTCGAATGCTGTCATTTTAGCTCCTTAATAACTGTTATCAACCTTTGTCATCCTTACCACCTAGTGGTGCAATGATATCAGGTCTTGGGTGTCTTATCATAGACACTAGAAAGCAATATGTCATGGCGTGGATCGTGTCATCCGTTGCTCCAGGCGTTTTAGTGACAACCGTTGTCCGCCTAGCCTCATTGTATTCAGTAAAAACACTTAACAAATCCTCCGCAAAAGGGTGCTCAAAGTCTTCCCAAGCGGGGAGCTTAATTTCGTTTTTGCGATTTAGAGCGTTTATCAAAGCCATAAGCGCTTCCGTCCTATTAACCATAAAACGGTGAAGCGCATTATCAAAGTATATCCTTCGAGTATTTACATACTGGTATCTAGCAAGCCGCTTGATGCCAAACGTTCTAATGAGCCTGTCATTGCGGTCAAAACCGCCGCCATAGTCAGCGCCTATTAATTTTATCTTATATTTATTTACCAGCTGCTCAATGGCTGCGAGCGTGTTTTCTGGTTCAGCTTCCTCGCCCTCGAATCTCTTAAAGTACACGTATTGGAACTTATCCTTTATGTACCCGCCGATGGCCACAACCGTGTAAGAGTTCTCGCCTGTCCCCCAGTCGATCCCCATGTACAGGTTATTCTTGCCTAGCCCCGCTGACCCGGCGAAGCTATTTCCTCCAGAAGATAGCTCCCTGAGAAGCTCCCTTGTTATGGGCTTCTGCCCAGAATCGTACCCAAGCCCAAGAACCTCGTTGTAAAACTGCGCTCTATTGTAGCGCTTTTTCTTATCTCGGATTTCGTTCCAGTTAACCCAGGGGGTGATTACTTGAGGGACGCGGTAACCCTCAAACGGGATAGCTATCGGAGGGTTTTTTAACCACTCCGGGGAGCGCATCGAAGCCCACTGGCATCTTGGATTTCGTGGGTCTATTGGCTTGCCGCACTTCTCACAAATAAGGCCAGTGTCCCCGATGTTTCTCTCGGAGATAATGTTCCACTTGTTACAGGCCTCGCAAGGTATAACCCACTCGTTCTGGGTGGAGAACCTGCTCCAGTAGTAGCTGATCGTGTTGTCGAGACTCTTCGGCGTGCCAGAGTAGCGCAGTATCTTATATTGGGAGTGGGACAAGGCCTCCTCAATAACGGGAATGACCTCAGTTAGAATATCCTGGATCTCATCCAGGAGAAGCATGTCTGCGGAGATACCACGAACACGATCAGCATGAAGGAATGCGTACCTAAGCGTAATATCGGAGCCAGTTATAAACTTCTTATAAAGAACATTGTTCTTGGTGTTCTCTCCCCTGGTGAACGCCTGTACCTGCGGGGAGTATTCGACTGGTGTGGAGATCCTATCTCTTGAAAAGGTCTCTGTTTGCTGCTGAGTAGGAGACACAAAAAGGCTTCTAAAGTGCCTTTGGAGTAACGCGTAAGTTAGCGCGATATTACCCAGCGTCGTGCTCTTCTCAACCTGTCGACCACACTGCAGGAGAAGTCTTTTCGCCGGAGTGTCGTAAATGGGGAGCAGATACTCTCTACCTGTAAAGTCGAACTTGTCTAAGTTCCCCTTGTTGGGCATCTTAAAGAAAGAGCCCACAAACTCTGAGGGGAACATATTGAACCCATCTGA